AGGAAACACCACACCGGCTGTAATATAATATCCTAGAGATTTGTATATATATCCTTGTCTAAGTATTCTAGATTTAAACACATCTCTGTATTTTCTCTTAGACTGTTTAGCTATTTTTCTAAGTGAGATTAGTTTAACTACTGTATCTACAAAGATTATGAACATTAAAACTATTACCATTATCTGGATAGGTGCAAAGAAAGATGTAATTGTCAAGGCTGCCAGTGATATATTTGTTCTCATATTGTAGGTATTTGAGCTTTAATCAGACGGTATATAATATATAATATAATAATTATTAACCATATACCACCCAACCATGCAAGGAAATTAACCCAACCGGGAATATATTTTATTTTTTGTGGCTTTTGAGTTTTTGTTACAAGTTTGGTTTTGTAAATTGTATTGCCTCTAACTGTCTTGTATACAGTATCTACACGGGCAATTACTTTGTATTTGTTATCTCTTACTCTTGATTGTAATTTAATAATAGTTCCATCTTTTTCTGCTAGTCTAGAAGCATATACATTACCTAATGAATCACAGAATAATGTGTCTTCTATATATACAGTTTCTCCCGGAATCTTTATTGTGGTATCTCTAATTTGAGTTATATATACTGTACTATCTTTTTGTGTACAAAGTGGACAGTATTTAGCAAGTCTTCTTTCTAATGAACAAGATGTAATAAATACTAACAGTAGAGAAAGTACAATTAATTTTTTCATTTTAAGCTACATTAAAAATAGTAATATTTACAGATGGTGATGCTGGTCTACTCGGATTACTTCCAGCTACAGTTGGTAGAAGTCTCATTCCTGTAGCTTGAGACCACCAATAAAACTTAATATTATCTCCAGCATTTAAAGATATTGTATCTGTTATTGTTGCCAGTGTTTGATCATTCTGTGCACCAGTTGTAGTAAATGTAAATGAAGAATTGGGAACAAGATTATTATTTACTGTAAACCATACAGTTACATTATAATTTGAAGCACCTCCCGTAAAAGCAAGTTGCATACTAGCAGATATAAAATAAATAGCTGAATTAAGTACAGTTATACTATCAGACAGTAATGTAAATCCATTTCCTTGTTGCTGAGTATTAATTTTTACTTGATTAGCTGTTGTTGCTCCACCATTTGTCTGCAATGTTGTATCAAAAAATGTTGCAGAGTAAAGGTTTTTTTGAAGTGTAATTAAAGTACTCATAACTTATTGAATCCAAGTAATTAAAAATGTTGTACCTGTTGCATCATAACTAATACCACTTAGAGTATTATTTTTATCCGGAGCAAAATTTATAGTTGCTCCTGCAGGTAAACTAACGCCATCAACTAATCCAGCAGCACCACCAACATTAGCTATTGAAAAACCATATGTCACTGAAATACCTCCAGTACCAGTATCAGAAACAATTACAGGTGTTCTTGTTGTTACTGCACTACTTCCTACTAAAAAATCATAAATTTTTTGTAAGCCTTCAAGTACTTTCAATTGCCAAGGAAAATTATTCCCTTTGTTTCCGTAGTCTTTTAAATTTCCTATTGACATAGTTTCTATTTATGTAATTATTATGAGTTAATGATCATAAAATGTATGCGAACAGAATCATTTAATGCATTAATGGTATCAACATTAGATATGATTAATTTAAGTGACCCTGCTATTAAAGCATCTAAACTAGCTACCGGAAATCCAGTACCAGAATACTCAATAGTTAAAAGAACAGTTGAATTAGCTTTAAGATGAGAATTGTTAAAATTAAATGCTTCTTGTCCTGTTGCTGCTGTAGTAAGTGCTACAGTTTCAACAACTCCGTTTCTTGAATTAAGAGTTACTGGATTAGTTGAAACAATTAATTGAGTAACTGTTCCATTATCATACAATGCTTGTAAAGGTTCAGCATTTACAGCAAGTGGTAACCAAGCATCGTCTCTATTTGGATCTTTAGCTCCAATAGGTAATAAGTTAGTTACATCGGTTGGAAGTTTTTCCCTGTAATTTCCTGCTTTAATCCAGGAGATAAAATTTAAGATATCCATGATTATTTATTATTTATTATTAAAAGTTTATTATGCCGGTACAACAGTAAGAGCTCCTGCATTACTAACTTGCACAAACCATCTTAAATTATTAGGAGAGCGCATGTAAATACCAGCACCCGCTTGTTCAAGTTCAATACTTTTAGTATTTAAAACAAGATTTGCAGCTGTAGTATTAGTTGGTACAGTATTACCTACAACAACTTGACCATTTGGGAATAGCATTAATTTCTCATTACCAACACCAAAACCACATGAAAATTTCATTACTTTATTCTGAAAAGTATTAAAGTATATTGAACTATCAAATATAGGATTAGCAGATGGTGGATTTACCCCAAAACCAAAACTTGTTACAGGAGTTGTCATATCATTATATACTGAACTATTAGCAACAGTTGATTGAATTTTAATTCCTGCATCAGGTTGTGAAAGAGTAGTTTGTGTAATTCTTAATGCCTGACCAAATGTATTAACAGTATTAATACCAATTCTACCACCATTGTTTGTTAAACCAGATGATGGAGTCCATTGAGTACCGGCCCAATATAAAGTTTGATAGAATGAAGTTCCATTAGGAACACTACCTACACCTGCTGCTCCAGCAGGTCCTTGTGGTCCTTGAATTCCTTGAGGACCTTGAGGACCAATTGCTCCTTGAGAAGCTAATAAAGCCCAGTGAACTGTATCTAAAGAAGGATTAGTTGCAGATGGTCCAACAGCATTAATACAAAAATATGATGCTCCACCAAAACCTACTGCATCATCAGCTACATATACTCCGGCAGCTGACCATGCTCCTTGCCAATTAAGACCTGCTGGTCCTACTGGTCCTGGTACACCTTGAGGTCCTACTGGGCCTTGTGCTCCTGGAGGAATTACTGCTGAAACTTGAGTTGCAAAGTTTTGTACAGAGATTGCTCCAGTTAAATATGAGTCATCTCTTCTGTCATCTTTTAATGCAACAGGTAATAAGCTTGTTGCAGGATCTGCAGAAGTAACTACTCTACGACCTCTAATCCAAGAAATAAAATTTAAAATATCCATTACTTTTTGTTTTTATAAATAATTACATACACTATATCTATAATATAATGAAAATTATTTAGATAACAAACTATTCAGAAACTAAATCTTTATATATATCCATTGTATCATCTACTAGAATGATGCCCTTATCAGTTTCAACATGCAACTGAGTATCACTAATCACCTCAATGGGACCAGTGATTGTATATTCTATTCCGTTGATATTAATCATATATCTGTACTATTACTCTTCTCCATCCTAAGTTATCGGGTGTAGTAGATGAATTTTGAATTGCAAAGATTAAGTAATAAGCAGTGGCAGGATTGAATGCAGTCAAAGTAATAGCATTAGAAGTCACATCACTACTTGCCCCACTATTGGAAACTAAGCCATTTAGGTTTGTTCCATTAAAATAAAAATGACGTTCCACTCTTTGAAAATAAGCGGTTCCTGTCATAGGCAATGGTGTTGATAATAAAGTTGCTCCACTCAATGAATTTGTAGTATTGATATATACTCTAGGTGTTGAAGTACTTGAGCCTGCTGTTTTTGTTAACAATCCTTTTATGTAAAGAGTATTATCAGTTACCAAAGTTCCTGCAGGTATCAATACAGATGCACTAATCTGATTTGTATTACCTATTAGGTTGCTACCATTGATGCTAGTTAATGTCCGTGGGTTAGTCGTTATATTCCCACTACCTAATAAAGATGTTGAGTTTAAGGTCTTGATACTGGTACCTGATACTAGTATAGATTGATAAGTAGTAGCTGCAGTTGCTGCCGTAAGATAAGGTGTTAATGCTGCGGAAGTTATAAATCCAGAAGGATTAGTAGCATCATATGGAGTAAAACCTAATGCACTAGTAACCATAGATCCTGTTATGCCTGAGATAAATCCATTAGGATTTGTAAGTGGATAATAAGTACTTGCAGCGGATGCTATAGTTAAATAACCTGACAGAGCTGCAGTTGTAATATATCCAGCTGGATTTAAAGTTAATGGGTAATACTTTGTGTCATATGTTGACAGTCCATTATTCCATTGTACATTAGGGTTTGGGTAGGTACCTGATAAATCACCCCCGGCTGGACCTGATGGTAAACCACCACCCCCTCCTCCTGTTGTTTTTGGCTTTCCATCTGGACCATTTACTTGTAATCCACTACCAAATATATTACCATTATTATCAACTATTTGCATAATCTAAACCGTAAATGTAATAAGTTGTTCCGGGAATATCTGAATATACAACTAATACATCTCCTTCTTTAAGGGCATATATTAAGTCATCTGTAACTGTATCTCCAGCACCCAGGGTTAATTCATATAATGTTTCACTAGTTGCTGTTGTTGCATCATATCTTTCTAAGGTAAGTACATATGCCAGAGGATTATAAAATCTTAAAGTTGTAATCTTAGTTAATATAATACCATTACCACCTGTATACAGCGTAGTACCAAGAATATTAACTTCTCCTTGTTGAACAATTTCTGCCATACTCTAATATACAAAAAAATCCCCAGCTTTGCAACTGGGGATCTGCCTGTTTGTATTAACCTTGGAAACAGAGATACAGGCTATAGTAGTAGGCCAATTGCTAGAGAGAGGCTTAACATCAATACAATACAAATATTTGCAAGTTTAAAATCATCTTCATTAATTACATACTGCTGTGAGATCTTATCATACACAGGCTTGTATAGTATATGTGCTATTAACCATAACATGGCAATAACAGTAAACATAATTATAATTGCAGTTATTCTCATTACTTCATTTTTAATAGTTTCTCAGACATAAGAAGAGCTTTTGTTAAGTCTCCAATTGCTTGATCAAACAATAAACTCTTTACTGGTGATCTATTAAGATTATAATTTTCTTTAAGAGTTTCTGCTAGTTTAGAAAATGTTTCTCTTAACTCAATAATTTCTGCAGACTCATTAATCTCTTCTGAGTCTAAACCAACTAAGATATCCCCAAAGGAATATATCTTAATTTCTTTTACTATCATTTCTTCACTCATAGTCTATCTATTCTTCGTTGTAAATATACTAAAGCTTTTTGTAAATCCTCTTTTTTAGTAGAAGTTTTTTTACCAGCTCTTACAATATACTTTATAACATTGCCAAGATAAAAGTCTTCATCTAATCCCCAAGCTTCTAGTACATTAAATACTTCATAAGTATTTCCTGCACCTCCATAATACTGTGGTCTATCAAGATTTACAAGTCTATCTTCAAATGGTATCTGTTTAGATACTATCTTATCAAATGGTGTATACATTTTACTGCTATACAACTGTTCTGATTCTTCTGTAAAGTTTACCATACTATTGCAATATCTCTATCAGCAACCATTAATTTCATTCCATCTTCAAGTTCTACTGCTTCAGATGCTTGTAGTCCAGTGATACCCATGTATACTTTATCCCCCACCTTTACTGATTCTACTTCATCCCCAATAGCATAAACTTCTAACTTAGTCCATGTCTTTCTCATGTCCATTTCAATTGCTTGCTTGTCAGCTTCACTTAATTCAAATGGAGATTCTTTCATTTCTGGTTTGTTTAACAAAATCCTTTTTCCTTTTAATTGCATTGTATTAATTTTTAATTAAAGACAAATATAAACAAAATTTATTTACCTTGTCCTCTATATAACTTTTTATATTTTTTACTAGACTTTAAATTACTAGTTTTAGATTTAGCATGTACACCTGGACGGGATACTTTTGGACTTTCAATCTTAGTTGATGTTTCTTTTATTTTTGCCATGATATAAATTATTAAGTACTATATAATATACTTAATTTTTTATTACCCGGTTATATGTAATATTGTTTTTTGCTCTTATGTCCTTGTGTGTAAACTGCCAGAACTCTCCTGTATCATTTAGAATCACAGTGTATATAGTATCTGTTTCATGCCCGTAGTCAGTTACTAACCAAATAACCCCCGGGCCTTTTGGTGTGTTTACTTCTACTCTATTAGTTGGCTCATAGATCATAATTCTCTATCTTAATTTTTTCATCCCTCTCTACTAGTCTTGTGTAAAGTTCAATATCTTTACTCCACTCTTTTCCTGTCCAGAATTCAAAGCCTAAATAGCTTGACTTATACAGACAGCACCTCTCATATCCCCCTAGCAAATATACATATTCACAACCAAGTATCTTAGCAGTTTCACATTCATACATTTGAGCTACAGTTCCTAGAGAAAGTTTAGGGTCAGCATAATCCCATATAAACTGATATGCTACAAATTGTGTATCAAACTGTTTATACAAACTAATTCCCACCAATGTATCTGCCCAATATTCTATGACATTGCAATCCTTAAAAGATTCTAGTTTAATATCCCGCTTAAATCCATGGTGTGTACAATACTTATCATACAACTCCATGTAAGCTTCTAGATTACCAGCAATATCCCCGTGTTCTAGTATGATTTTTTTAGATAATTTCTTTGTAGTTTTAGTTGGCTTATATTCTGCTAGATCTATCCGGGTACTTCTTTCATTGTACCACTTTCCCTCCCAGGGAATCCATCCTTCTTTAAGTGCATCTATAGAAGATTCATTTTCTTCTAGTATACCATAAGCACAATTGACTATAACATCAACATCACTTACTTTACCAAAACCATTAATGTGATCAAAATATATTTTCACTTTCTTGAGAAGAAGTTTTTCTTTGGTGTTTCTACCTTGGTAGTTTTTAACTTCTCTATGATCTTATTTGCTTCATCTTCGGCAAACTGAATAACCTCTTCTTCCCTGTCTTTGATATTCCAGTTGTTTAGTAGAATACTCATGTGCATAGTTTCATGCATAACAGCTGTGGCTTTCTCTGTAGGTGAATACTTCTTGAAAGTACCCATGTTCAAAAACAAGAATGGTTTGTTTGGAGCTTTACCGGTCAACTTCTTATCCGCGGGATCATAGTTAGTAAGCCCATATATGTAAACTCCATTACCCTTGGTCTGCTCTACTTCTTCAGCTTGAGCATCCGCTCTATTTAGCCCATGCATTTCCGGGACATTGTAATAGTCAAATATCTCAGTGGCATCATTACCAATGAGTACTATATACTTGCCCATGTCAAACTTCTTCATATACTAATATACAAATTATTTAGCACACTTACTATAGGCATCACACTTCTGGGAGGACTTACACCCAGTCATAAGACACCCAATAGCTAATCCTACACATACACCAAATATATATAGGAAGAATAGTTTCCATTTTTCCATAGGACAAATATAAATAAAATAACAAAGGCCTGGGCTTTCAACTCCAGACCTTTGCTACTTGTTTTTGTTAGCACAACAAATATAAAACTAAATTTTAAAATTCCAAACCGGTAGGCAAAATATTTTGTAGTAGAGATACTGTGGACCCCCCTATACAGCCACCCCCCCACCAGCCAGCCGCACTGCTACCCCCCACACAAATCCAGCACACTGCCTCACACCAGTAAAAATATAATCTTTTCCTTGGGGCAAAAGATTACATTTCTACTAGATACAACCCTGTACATAGTATAAAATATACTATGAAAGAATACACACACTATGCAACAGTACAAATTGTACTATTCCCTAGCAAAAAGAATGAGAATAACATTCTTTTGAAAGATGTAATTAATGGGTCTATAATATGTAATAAACCCATAAATTACATAAAAACACTTGGTCTAGAATGCAATACGCCTTATCTGGCTGAACTTGCCTTCTATACCAATAAGAACGGATACCTAGAAGCAGACTTTTGTAAAGGAAAAGTCTACTCCTATGTACCCATTCAAACCAAGACAGTTGAGACTAAGCAGGAAAAGGCAGCTGCTAAGCCTAAACCATCTTGGTTGCGCTAACTGCGCAGAAATAAGGGGCCCTTCCCTTATTTCTTTTTTCCATCACACACCTTTTTTTTACAACCCTGAACTAGATAAAAATTAATTTATGAATAAGACAGTAGAAATTAACGGTAAACAGGTTCTAGATTTCACACCTGATAATGCAAGAGAACTAGCTCTTGTAGATTTAAAAGTCCTAATAAGATTAACTGGTATGCTAGAGACATCTAACTTTAGCAACATTAGACATTCTTTGAGGGACACTATTATGCAGTCCAATAACCTTGAACAACTGGTTGAAGCTTGTGAGGACTTTAGCTCATTCCATAGATCTGTTAACCTAATCTCTTCCTTTGGGAGAGAAGAGGTGACAACTAATATGGATTCACTAGAGCCTGACTATGGGGAACCATCTAAATGTTAGGACATTAAACAATTAACCGAGATTAAAGGAACTGATAAAAAGTTCCTTTAGTCTTTTTTTTTACCTTTTTTTTTACAACCCTTGACTGGACAAAAATCTATTTATTAATCTTTTAAAAATTGACTTATGAGCAATGCAAAGAAACCAGAGACAACTGGACAAACAGACCTGTACAAACAAACTAGTATCATAGCCAAATATGCTGGACGAGATACTAATAAGAAAGAAGGCCATAAAAACTTTGGCAAGAAATTCTTTAAATACAATCTATATGGCCCTAAAGCCGAGATAGAAGCATTTCTAAACCATCCAGATAACCAGGAATATGGAGTCAAATATGCCAGAGACGGTGTAACTCCACAATACTGGTGCAACTGGAAAGATCCTTTTGGAACAATTGGAACAGAGTATCCTGTGTACGTCAACTATTACGGCAACTATAGCCTTGATAAAGAAGACTCTAAAGACATAGAAGATACAATGGAACAACTGGAACAAATGGGTCTACACACTGCTGCACAAGTCTATGCACAGAACATACTAGGTAAAAGACTAGGCTTTGGCCTTGATGCCAGTACTGTAAACAGGCTTGCTGCAAAAGTATCTGATGGAACAGACGCTAACCTAGGGGAGTAATAACCCCTAGGCAGGGACAACTAGTAGTACTATAAATTAGTGCTACTAGACTTGTTCCTTTAAATAACCTTTTTTTTTACAACCCGCCACTTGGCAAAACTAAATCTGTGTAATTATATTACGTAATGATTTATTATATTTTATATTACTAAAGAATACTTAATGCAACATGCGAATAATAAACTATTATTTGTAGAATGTATTAGAATACTTAATATATAAGATAGAATACATTATGTTATTACATATTTTAAATAAGTTTATGTTAATGTAAGTAACTGAATATCAACCTCATCACTATACTTAGCATACTCTATACTATATATTCTATTATTATATTATTATATCTATAATAATATTTATATAGCTAACTTTTAATCAGTAACCAATTAAACAAACATACAAATGAAGAAGAATTTATTTCTTATTACAGTTAAACAGTATAATGGTACTCAGTCTTTTCACATAGAAGGAACTGATATATCTGATGCTTCTATTAGGGCTAATGACTATATGAATCAAGTAAGAACTCCGGGAGTTGAATTTGAGATTATAGAAGTAAAACTTATAGGTAAGATTGTAGAACCAGATTACTCTCTTGCACCGTAATCTAAATATCCTGAGTATGATATTAAACTACTCTTATTTTAAAATAACAACTCATCATATATTTATTTATTAACCCTTAAATCTTATCTTATGATTTTTAAAACTATGATTGAATTATATCAAGGTAAACTATCCTTGGTACAGTATGTAAAGTACTCTAATGGTAAAACTGTTAAGAGAGTACTAGATAGTAATAATATTCCTCAAGCTATTATTACATTATGAGTATTATATCTCTATTAGGAAGAATAGCTACCTTGTTATTGGTGGCTATCTTCATTGAGGGCATGGTTACTTTTGGTGATGCTTTTGATTTTAAGAATTACTCCGCGATTGGTGTAATTTTTCAGTCACTATTATTCTGTGTATGTACTTGGCTTGGTGCTGAATGGCATACAGAAGATAGTAAGTAATAACATTTAATACTAGTACTATGTCAACAATAATTCTCTGGGGATTTGTATTCCTATTATCCTATATTAAATATTGGATAATGAAATAATCCCAACTATCCTGAGTAGGATATAAAACTGCTCATTTTATTAACTTAAAACTAAACTTATGAAGAAAGTATACATTGTTTTTTGGACGTACACCTATGATATAGATGACGAGCATTGTCAACCTCAAACTAGTATAGAAGGTGTTTACAGCACTGAAGAACTTGCTAAGCAAAAAATTGCTGATATAGTAGGCTCTACTAAAAAAGAAGAAATTCTTAGTTATGAAGACTACAGATCAGAATGTATTGCCAATGGTTATGTAAGCTCTGATTCTGAATTAGACTATTGTAACTATTTATATACTATGAGAGATACTAGTAGTAGTAGTTATCACTATGAAGAGGTACCTGTGTTGGAACAATTGGGGGAGTAATCCCCCTTCTTTAATTTATTTATTCACTTAAAACTAAACTTATGACATTTGAAGATTTACAATTTGAAGAAACAGATATGGGAATTGGTGCACATCATTTATTTGATAACCACTATGGTGTATCTGTAATTAAAGGTCTATACTCTTATGGTGGAAGAGATGGTCTGTATGAATTAGCAGTAATCAGAATGACTCCTGATATGAAGTACTCTGAACTATGCTATGATACACCTATAACAAATGATGTTTTAGGGTACCTTACACCAGAAGAAGTTACGGATATAATGAAACAGGTTAGTGAGCTTAAATAACTCACTGACCTTAATTTAACAATTTAAAAATAAACTTATGAATAAAACTGTCCCTTTTGGTTACCATTCATTTGGTACTCACACTCTGATTAAACTTAATATGAACCTTACACCTGAAGATGCTGCTGAAATCAGGAAAGAATATGATTTCAATGTCATGTACTGCAATAGCAGAAAGAATCCATACCTCTACAGAATAGAAGGTGTTGTAAGTTGGAATACCAGAGCAAGTGAAAAGTATATCTTGTGGTTTGAAAAACTCAAACTATATCAAGTTAATGCTAAGATGCACAAACTTGCATGTAAGAAACAAGCACTATTAGATAGTGCATTAGGTATGGAAAATTATATCCAGCCTGTTGATTTAGATTTACCCTTTTAAAATTTATGATTATGAAAACAATTGCAATTGTAGTATTATGGTTTGTATTTATTGGTGTACTAGCATCTTTTGTTAGTTGTGCCAGCGGTCACCAATGTGATGCTTATGGTCAGACAAAGCAAGTAGAAACTAGAACTGTAAGCAAATGATTTACAGAAAATTAAGAAAACTAGAAGAGCAAAAGAGGGATATACAGTCCCTCATTATTGCTGCATACCAATCAGGAGCAGATCCTGAAATAGTTATGTTCAGAGTAAATGATCTACAATGGGATATAGACATACTAGACAGAGAAATAGAAGAAGAGAAAATCTTCTTAGGTTTCAAATGGGGTCTTGCATTGTTTTTATTTGCATCTGTATCACTTGTTATTTACGGATTAATATTATCTAAATGAAAATAGTATTTTTATGGTACTTAATGACAGGAACTGTCAAATACCAACAAACAATGGACGGACATAAACAGTATGCTCTATTCTTTAAAGATGGCAAAGTTGTAGACTATGCCTATAAAGCTGAGATACTGGAATATATTAAGTCCGGAACTTTTGAGTATGATGAGACATTAGAGCTCAAAAAGTAATACTCTTGGTCCTGTAGCTCAGCTGGATAGAGCAATTGCCTTCTAAGCAATAGGCCCTTGGTTCGAATCCAAGCAGGATCACTATTTATTAACTAAAACACTTATATGAATTACAATGAAAAACTTATAACATCTGTCATGGGATTTAACTTTAATGTTAATGTTAAAGATGAGCATAACCAATTGGTTAAACAGGGTATTAAATATACCATCAACAGACCAGAAAATGAAACACCAAGAGCTATTAATAGGATTACTAACAAAAAATGGTTTACCCATTTCAATGATGGTCTGTATAACAAGATATTAGATTACAGAAAAAACAATGACTAGATACTTAAGACAGTATATTCCTGCGAGTATGCTTTTCCTGACCAAATGATATGGGGATAGAAATATCCCCTTTTCATTGTTAGCTATATATTACATTATTTTATTTTCTACAAGCAATTTTACTTGATTTTATCACGTATTTTTACTACAGAATAAATAATGTTATATCAGTTACCAAACGGGAAGGTTGTGCATCTAAGTATAGAGCAATATCTAGAACTTACAGATCTTGATATACAGTTCTTAATGTCTATAGATTATGGTGAACATGTCATAGACCCTTTTACCGGTTCTGCTGTTGAGAAAAACACCAGAGAAAAATATATTGATACAGACTTTCTTCCACTAGAAGATTATGACCTTAATGATATACCATCAGATGACTTTTCATTTGATGATATCATTGACTTAGAGGGCCCACTGGATAACTAGTATTGCTAATCGCGATATGCAATACTGAACACTTATCACTTAGTATGAGTAACTAATGATATAGTAAAAATCTACTCAAAAATCTATTTATTTATTAATCTTTAAAAACTAACAAGATGAACTCTAAAGTAATCGTAACAGCTGATGCTACTACAAATGCAGTAATTACCGTTTCTGAAAATAACTCAGATTATGGTTATATCCGTGTACAACAAGTAAGAACCATGATTGATGACAATGGTTTCTTAAAAAGAAAAGTTGTTTCTGCTTTAATTCCTGGTGCTATTGATGAATTAAAAGAAGCAAACTTCTTTGCAGGTCAACAATTAGATGGTAAAATTGTGATTGAAGAATCACTTGAGCCTTTTAATGCTAAGACACCTGAGCGTGATCTTAAAATTGCTGGTGAAACAGGTATTGTTTGTACATTAAATGGACAACCTATTTACCGTAGAACTAGAATGAGCTTTGATGCTACTGCTTCAGATGTTGCAATTAAGCATGATAACGTTGAAGAATTACGTGCTGCTTATGCTAATGCTTCTAAAGCAAATACTTCTGCACTTCAAAATGCAGCAGGACAAGACTTTAATCTATAAGATATAAGTTAATGGGTATAGATGGGGCTGGGCAACTGGCCCCATTTATTATTATGATTATTAATTATGAAAAAAATGTATAAAATGGAAAAGTTAAAACAGCAGGTTAAGAATTATCAGTTAAATGCAGGCAAAACATACATGCAGTATGAATCAGATGGATACTCTCAGTATCAGAATTATTTATATAAGCGTGCTTTGTATGGCCTAAATGCGCTGACAAAAGAAGAGCTAGACACAATGTGTAGCAAAAAGAAACAAAGAATACTAAATGTATATAAGCGTGCTCAGAGAGTACTTAATGTTTTTAAACAGCAAGTTACTAATCAGTATAGCAATTATATATTTCAGACTTTGTTTCCCAAAAGTCCATGGACAGAAGCTATGACAGCTTATTCTGAAACAGATGAAAAGTTTATTAATAAGTTAACTTTTAAAGATTTAAATATCACAAAAGATGATATTATCAGTATCTTTATATCTGAAGGTATACTTCCTAAAAACTTTTTAAGTTTAACAGAAGCACCTACAAGTTTACCAAGATTAAAGAATGAAGCAAAAGCTTAAAGAATGTGACGGTTGTCAAAAGATGACCGTCATTTGGAAGAACCAAGGGGGATTCAAATACTGCAAATATTGCTGGAGTTGCCAAAAAGCCATTAATAGTGACAGTGTACAGAAACCAACTGATTATAAAATCCCCCAGGTTTCTTCTAAAAGGAAGAAGAAAGATGCAGAGTATCTTAAACTTAGACAAAGATTTCTTACAGATTTTAGTCTATGTCAGATAGCAGTAAAAGGTTGTGATGTTAATGCTACAGATGTACATCATACACATGCTGGTGCTAATAGAGATGCTTTTTATTTAGTGCAGTCTACATGGCTTGCCGTTTGTAGAAATTGTCATGATTGGTGTCATGCACATCCTAAAGAGTCTAGGGCTCTTGGCTATTTAAAATAACACTATGAATCAAAACATTGTTATAGTAGAAACAATTCATGATTATTATTATGAAAGAAAGAATGAGTTTAAAAGATTAAATGAGCAACTTAAAACTTGCGTATGTTTTCCAACTAGAAAAAAAATTAAAGTAAGATTGGAGGAACTAAAAAACATTCTCAAAAATGAATATACTATATCTAAGCAAAATCTTGCAGTAGTACTAGGTGTAAAGTATAGGGAACTTAAAAGGTATCCTGAGCTTATTGAGATGGAAAGAAAAAGACAAGAACTGTTAAGAGAAGTAGCATGAGTAAACCAAATACAAAACAGATTAAAGAGGTTGCTGATAAGTCTGAGACTATAGGTAATCAATTGTATAATGAATTTCAGAAAAATAAAAAACTTGAAAATGCAAAAGTTGCTATAGCTGCATTTAGAAATACTCTTTATGCAAATAGCCTCCTGATTAAAAATGAAAAGATTTAAATTACTAAAACAATGGATAGACAACAAATACAAACAGAAGCAATAAATGCTACTGAGGGTAAACAAAGATGCACTATTGTACTTGGTACAGGTGTGGGTAAAACCCTTGTAGGTTTAAAGCACATGGAAAAGCACTATTCTCCTTTGCGTAGTATTTTAGTTGTAGCTCCCAAGTTATCTATTATAAGCTCATGGAGATATGAAGCAGAAAAGTTTAGCATGAGTAGACTATTGGAAAATGTTACATTTACAACTTATCTAAGTTTAAATAAACATAATCCGGAAGAATATGATTGTATTTACTTTGATGAAGTTCATTCTTTACTTGATAGTCACAAAACTTTTTTGGATAATTATTCAGGAATGATACTTGGTTTAACAGGTACTCCTCCTAAGCATAAAAGTTCTGAAAAAGGTAAACTTGTACAAGAATTCTGTCCAGTAGCATATACTTTTAAGGCAGATGATGCAATAGAGTCAGGTATTATTAATGACTATCAAATAATTGTGCATGAGATTAGTCTAGATACTACAAAAAACTATAAAGTGTCAACAAAGAAAGGTAGTTTTCTAACTTCTGAAGTGCAAAATTATAGTTATTGGGGTACAAGGATTGATATAGCATCAGGGCAACCTCATATACTTAGAGTAATGAGAATGAAAGCTATGATGGAGTATCCAAGCAAGGAAAGATATGCTAAAGAACTACTAAAAAGTATTAATAGTAAGTGTATCATATTTGCTAATACTCAAGATCAAGCAGATAGAATGTGTACACATAGTTATCATAGTAATAACCCTGATTCTGAAGAAAATTTGCAAGATTTTAAGGCTGGTAATATTACAAAGCTCTCATGTGTATTGCAATTAAATGAAGGTGTAAACATATCAGGTTTAAAACAGGGTATTATTATGCATGCATATGGGAATGAACGTAAGGCTAGTCAAAGAATAGGAAGACTTTTGCGCTTAAACCCAGATGATAAAGCTATTGTACACATACTATGTTATGTAGGAACTGTAGATGAAAAGTGGGTCAAAGAAGCTTTGGAAGATTTTGACCAGAGCAAGATAGCATGGCGGAACTATAATTTACAACCAGTATAATCACTATATTATTATATGGAAGAAAGTGTAACACATAAAATTATTCTGCATAATGATGACAAGAACACATTTGGATATGTAATGGCTTGTCTTATAAGATTTTGTGAACATCATCCTGTACAGGCTGAGCAATGTGCTTTGCTTGTGCATGAGATGGGTAAGTGCACAGTAAAATATGGAGATTTATTAACCATGTTGGAAATTTCAGAGAGTTTGCGTAATTTAGATCTCAAAACATCAGTAGAACAATATGAGAGCAATATGCATTGATGCTTCAAATAAGCCAAGTAAAATACCTGATAATGAATGGATTGTAGAGGGTGAAGTATATACTATTACAAGAATAGTAAGAATGGGATTACAGGATAATAAGTTTGGCGTACTTCTTAAAGAAGTGCAATTATCATCAAGCTCTTTTCCCTATGAACTCTATGATGCAGAAAGGTTCTTATCTCTTGACTTATTATCAGAAGCACTTGAAGAAACAAAAGAAACAGCTAAAGAAGCTGATTTACAATTAATTTAAGTTTTATGGATGATTATACAAGGGATGATGTCTTACAGGCATTATCTAAACTAGATTTAAAGTCTAGGAGGAGACATAATGTAGATCGAAGAAGTTATTTATATGCAATACTTGCATATAAGTTTAACATGTCTGAACATACAATATCTGATTTAATAAATGTTCCTAGAGAAACCATTAACTACAATAAAAAATTAACAGTACAGTTTCACAAAGACAAAGGTTTTATAGCTAATGTTTTTGTATATGCTCAAAGATTCCCATTTGATTTTTCAGATATAAAAATAGAAAGGGTTTATAGACAGAAAACTGTAACATTAAATTTAGACCACAGACAGTTTAAAAAGTTAAAAACTGCTGGTCAGATTTTAGGACATGGAAGTATTAGAACAACAATTAAATTCTTTTTAGAAAAAAGTTTAAAGTTATGGGAAGAATGAAAGAAGCATACATTCAGTTAATGAATGAAAATAATGGTATACCAGAGGATATGACTCTGGCTGATTTCTTGAAAATGAGAGAATTAAACATCTATAATTGGCAAGAGTATGAAAGAGCGCAAGAAAGAACCAGATTACAATCTAATCAACAAACAAATCTGGGAGAGGCTACAGAAGATTCTAAAAGAGAATCAGTCTGAAGAAAGTAAAACAATTAAAAAACCAAAAAAATGAAAAAGCTATTAGTTATTTTAGCAGTAGTATTTATTGCTGTATCTTGTAAAAAAGAATGTAATTGTGGACAAATTGTAGATGATCAAATTACAATTGATAATGCAGGAAATGCATGTTATTCCTTAAGTATTAAGAACTCATGTTCTGATAATGTAAAAACATTTTGTTTTGATCAAAGTACTTGGTTTGATAACCAAGTTGGTGATAATTTCTGTGTCACTAATGAACAATCCTGGTAAAAATTAAAAATTAAAAAATCAAAAAAATGAAAAGTTTATTATTAAGTTTATTATTAGTGGTAGCCGGAACATGTGCTGCACAAGTACGGGTGGAACCTAAAGAAAAGTCATATTTGTACTTATTAAGTGCAACATATGAGATAATAGTATCAAAAGATGGTAGTGCTACTTATTATTGCAGAATTCTAAGAGCTGGGTATGATTATCCAACTATACAACAGGGGTATTTTCAGGTTACTATTTTTAAGAGAATTGATGGTCTAGTAAATTTTTACACTGAGATGGCTAATTTAGAAAATAAGGAAGATGGGACATATCAATTGTCTATGAGAGTAGAAAAAGATGGTCAGTTATATGCCGTTAAAAAAGGTAGTAAGATTAAATTAATATCT